CGTCTGGCCCTGCCCGTCTGGCCCTGCCCGTCTGGCCCTGCCCGTCTGGCCCTGCCCGTCTGGCCCTGCCCGTCTGGCCCTATCCCCCGCGCGCACGCGTGCGTGCGCGCGTGCGTGCGTGTGCGTGTGCGTGTGCGTGTGCGCCCAACGCAGCCAAGCGCAGCCTCAACCCAACGCAGCTGCCGCAAACCTTATGCCGGCATAAGGTTTGCCCGCCTACCGCCAGGCGCAGCCGCCGCCGCAAACCTTATGCCGGCATAAGGTTTGCCGCGGCTACCACCTGGCGGGCGCGCACGCGCGGGTGTCCCCAACGCAGCCAAGCGCAGCCTAATGCAACGGCTATCGCATCAATCCTTGCTAGACATCACCTTCCGCAGCTTATCCTCGATCTCGTTGGTGATATGCTCGACCGTAAGCGTGACGGGCTTCGTCTCGGTGGGCCGCTCCTTGAACAGCGACACATCGTAGATCTTCCCCAACAATTCCAAGGCACGAAGCCGCTCCGCTGCCTTCGAATCTTCGTTCCCGCTCTCAACCATGAGGCGATCAATAACATGCAAACGTATCCGTTCAGACGTGTATCGCTCCATTTTTGAGACTTCCTCGCTCAAAACATGCACGCGGTTTCGGATTCTGGGAGTTTGCATAAGTCCAGTGGCCGCGCCATGAATGCTGGAATCCTTTGCACTTTTAACATTATATGCGCGCCGGTAACTGTCCGCCAGTGTGTTACCGCTTGCGACGCATCGCGCGAACAACTCCTGTTTGGCCGTCAGCCCATTCTCCAACATCTTGTTCCCTTTATAGAACACGACATTGCCCTCGGTCTCACAAGCCGGATTGTAATCCGTGCCCTTGATCACCGTCAGCTTCACGGGTGGCCCGATCAGCTCCGTGCCGCAGCCTATATCCCCGCCCGAGAACTTAGCCACTGGCGTGCGGATCACCCGCGCCTTGGGCGTCAGCAGCGCAGGGTCAGGCAACGGTCCGTCATACACCCTATTAGTCATACGCCTCTCCTCTCATCGCTCCAGCACACCCTACAGCCTAGGCCAGCGCCCCGCCACAGCTTTCCGCACCGCCCATCAGCAGGGGCGCGGGCCATGCGTCATGCGCGCGCCAGCGCCCGCCCTTAACGCCCGAATGGTCATTGGTCATGCGTGGTCGCCGGGAAACTATCGCCGGCTACACGGGGCACACGCTACAGGATTGCGCGCTGCGCCGCGCCGTGCTGCACCGCGCAACGCTGGCGCTGACGGAACACCTATATATTATATAATATACTATATAATATAGAATAAATGTTAGACCATAAGACCAGGATTGCTAAACCGCCAGCGTTTTCAACCGCTTACGGTTGGTCATTCACAAACGCCGCCCCCCCCATAAAAGACCACGCCGTGACCACGCCAATCTTTTCAACGGCTTATCGTGACCATGCGGCCGCCGCCATCCCCCCGCCGCGTTAGTGCTTCCCCCCGATACGCATCACACCCCCAACGATACACCCCTCCCGGCACACATCGCAGATACGCCCCCGACAATATTTCTTGCTTACGCTCATATCTCGGGCATATGGACTAGCCCCCCGCGACGAAGCCCCCCGCAACAACCGACGCTAAGGACCCTCCCCATGATCACCCTCACCGCCCGCGACATCGCCGCCGCCGAGGCCCGCGCCGCGCGCGCCGCCCGCGCCGCCGGCCCCGAAGCACGCGTCGAAGCACGCGTCGAAGCACGCGAAGCCCGCGCCGAAGCGCGCGACATCGCCGCCATCGACGCCCGCGCCGCCGCCATCGACGCCCGCGCCGCCGCCATCGACGCCCGCGCCGCCTACTCCGAAGCCCGCGCTGAAGCCCGCGCCGCCGCCTGCGCCGCGCGGCACGCCGGCGCCGCCGCGCGCGCCGCCGCCGCCGTCGCCCGCGGCGTCCGCGGCGTCCGCCGCGAAGCCGCGCGCTTGGCCGCCGCCGCGCGCGCCGTCGCCCGCGCCGAAGCCCGCGGCGTCCGCCGCGAAGCCGCGCGCCAGGCCACCGTCGCCCGCGCCGAAGCCGCACGCCAGACCGCCGACGCCCGCGTCGAAGCCAGCGGCGTCCGCTACGCCCGCGCCGTAGCGCAATCCGCCCAATACGCACGCTACGCTGCCGGCTACGCCGACGCCCTCGCCGCCGACGCCGACGCCTACGATGCCGCCGCCCGCCGCGCGGCTAACCGTGCCACCCGCGCACCTTACACGGCGGCCCCCATGACCTCCCCCCGCGCCGCGTTCTCCGCATACCTCGCCGCCCAGGATGCTGTTGCCCGCTCGCCCACCAGCGCACGCGCGCAGCGCGCCTTGGCCCGCGCACGCGACGCCTACGCCGCCACCACACCCGACCCCGCCTTCGACCCCGCCCCTCCCTACCCAACCCACACACCCCGCCGCGCAGGTGGAAGCCCTGAGAATCTGGTCCGCGCACGCGAGGCGCTGCGCCTGGCGCGTCTGGCCCGCGCCTCCCCGTCCACCTAACACAAAGCTTTCCGACTACTTGACAAACGAAACAAAGTGTGCTACACTATATCCTTCAGATCGAGATAGGGTCTGACCCCGGAAACCTTATGCCGACATAAGGTTTGCGACAGCCGACCGGATGCATACCGTATGCAAACGCCGACCGCCTAACCCGCCCCGCCGATCCCGGCAGGGGGAGACACTAGAAGGACACCGACCATGACCAACACCTACGCCGTGAGCCTCACCTTGAAGTCACTCAATTCCAAGACGGGACCGATCCCCGTCAGCACCTCCACCGCCGCGACCTGCCCGACCTCATGCCCCTTCCAGGGCAAGGGCTGCTACGCCGAAAGCTACCCGCTCAAAAGCCGTTGGGATGAGGTGACGGATGGCCGGCGCGGCGGATCGTTTGACGCGCTGCTGCCGCAGATCGCGGCGCTGCCCGAGGGTCAACTGTGGCGTCACAACCAAGCCGGCGATCTTCCCGGCGTGGGCGATCACATCGACACCGCTGCGCTGGCGCGGTTGGTTGCCGCCAACAAAGGCCGGCGCGGCTTCACGTACACCCACAAGCCGATGCACACCGCCGCCGCCCGGCGCGCCGTCGCAAAGGCAAATGCCGGCGGGTTCACGGTCAATCTGAGCGCCAACAACTTGGCGCACGCCGACACGCTGGCCGCGCTGGCCATCGCACCCGTTGTCGTGGTGTTACCCTCCACCGTCACGGGCAACCAAACGCTGGCCACGCCTGAGGGGCGGCGAGTGACGGTCTGCCCCGCGACCTACCGCGACGACGTGACGTGCGCCTCGTGCGGTCTGTGCGCCAAGCAGCGCGCCGTGATCGTCGGCTTCCCGGCACACGGCACCTACAAGCGCAATGCCAGCGCCATCGCCGCCTGATCTGCATACCGTATGCAAACGCCCACCCCCCCTGCCCTCCCGGCAGGGGGAGACCCACCAGAAGGAGACCAACCATGACCGTATCCTACACGACCAAGACCGGCCGGAAGCAGTTCAAGCCCGCGTTCAAGTGGATCGAGAGCGCCGTGCGCCGCGACGGTGGCTGGGGCTTCTGCCTCAGCTGCGGCGACACGCAGACCGGCTGCGAGCCTGCCGCCCGACGCTACACCTGCGAAGGCTGCGGCGCGGCTAAGGTCTACGGCGCTGAGGAACTAGCCATGATGGGGCTGTTCCACCACGCCGACTAGCCGACCGGACACCTAGGCAAACCTTATGCCGGCATAAGGTTTCCCCCGGATACAAACGCCTACCCCCCCTGCCCTCCCGGCAGGGGGAGACCCTAGAAGGAGACCAACCATGCCTAAGTATCCCACCCTAACCACCACGCAGGTCAACACCGCCGTCCGGCTCGTGTGCGACCACACCGACGCCTTCACGCTCACCCAGGTCCAGAACATCGCCGAGAACATGGCGGGATACGACCTGTCCCTGGCCCAGCTTGACGCGGTGATTGTGGCCCTGACCAAGTCGACGCCGGGCTTCGATCCAGTCGCCTTTACGCGCACGCTATACAGCACCCAGCGATACAGCGGCTGACCCCCAGGGGGGTAAGCCCAAGGCTTGACAAACGTAACAACATCTGCTATTGTGTTATTGTTATCTAGGACTACCCCACCCGCCGATCCCGGCGGGGGAGACAGTAAAGGACCACGACCATGACCTCTTACGAAACGGTTACGAACAAGATCATCGCCATGCTGGAGGCCGGCACCGCGCCTTGGTCCAAGTCATGGGCGAGCGGCGGCCCGATGGGTCGGCCCCTCCGCGCCACAGGCGAGGGCTATCAGGGCATCAATACGCTGATCCTTTGGGGCGCCGCGCAGGACCACGGCTACCAGTCCCGCTACTGGCTGACCTACAAAGCCGCGCAAGCGGCGGGCGGGCAAGTCCGGAAGGGTGAGAAGGCGACCACCGTTTTCTTTTTCACGACGGTCGCGAAGGCCGCGACCGAAACGGAAGACGCCAAAATGTTCCCCCTGATGAAATCTTACTGCGTGTTTAACGCTGACCAGTGCGATGGACTGGCCGCGCCCTACCTCGCGCCGACCGCGCCGCCCGAGCCTATGCCGATCGGCGAGCGCCATGCCGGCGCGGAGGCCTTCGCCATGGCGACCCGTGCCGTCATCCGGCACGGCGGAGCGCGGGCTTACTTCCGCCCGTCGGAAGACATCGTGCAGATGCCGGGGTTCGCCGACTTCAACACGCCGGAAGCCTACTATGCGGTGCTGCTGCACGAACTGACCCATTGGTCCGGCCATAAGAGCCGCCTCGACCGCAGCTTGAAGGGCCGCTTTGGTGACCCCGACTACGCATTCGAGGAACTGATTGCCGAACTGGGCGCGGCCTATCTGTGCGCCGATCTGGGCGTCAGCATCGAGCCTCGGCCAGATCACGCTAGCTATATCGCCGGCTGGATCAAGGGCTTGCGTGACGATCCCCGCGCCATCTTCCGCGCCGCCGCTGCCGCCGAGAAGGCCGCGACCTACCTGCACGCGGCGACCGAACCGATGGCCGAGGCCGCCTGACTGCATACCGTATGCAAACGCCCACCCCTCCGCCGATCCCGGCGGGGGAGACCAACCAGAAGGACCACGACCATGACCTACGATTTCCAATCCCTATTCCCCTTCCCGGCGGGTAGTCGGGTCCGGTTCACGGAAACCGCGCACGTCTGGAACCTCGCTTCATTCCAGGCCGGAGAATGCGGCACAGTCGGGGAGCAATCGGGTAGCGACGACGATTGCTACTTCCCGGTCGAACTGGACACGCATCGTCCCGAACTGGAGGAGTGGGACAATGAGGTGCATTTCCACTTCACGGATGGCAATTGCTCGTCCGAGACGCATCCAGGCATGATCGAATTGGTGATCGCCGCTGCCGCCTGACCGCATACCGTATGCCCGCCCACCCCCCTGCCATCCCGGCGGGGGGAGACCAACCAGAAGGACCACGACCATGCCGCTCTATGAAAAGCTTAAGAACCTCGCTATCGCCCTCGCCGCCCTCATCGCGGTCGGCATCATCGCCATCGCGCATGTCAGCGGCTGAGCCTGCCCACCGCCAGGTTATCCCGGCTACTTGACAAACGTAACAACCTATGCTATTGTGTTATTGTTATCTAGGACTACCCCCCTTGCCATCCCGGCAGGGGGCGACAGTAAAGGAACACGACCATGACCGACACCATCACCATCACCCCCCACCTCCACGCCGCCCGCGTTCTCGTCGCGCAGTTGTCCCTATCCATCACAGCTATGGACGCCGCGCTGACCTCCGCCTTGGGCGAGGCGGCGGGCGACCCCGACGCGCTGCACGTTGCTGGCGGAATGTTCGCCGACGCGCAGGACTACCTGACTGACATGCTGGACACCCTGGAGCGTGCGGCCCGGCTTGCCATCGCGCACACGGCCAAGTCGTAACGCCCACCTAAAGGATCACGCCAATGACAACGACAACCATGAGCAAGCAAGAGTTCCGGCGTCGCCTACAGGCGGCGTTGGTGGCCCGCAACAAGTGGGCGCCACGTCTGACCCCCTCCCAGGTGACGCGGGAATATCTCAACCCCACCGCGCACGACGACATCGAGCACGCGGCGGCCCGTCTGTACTATGCACATGTCGCGGACACCGCGTGGGTGCACGCCCTTTCGTTCGGCATGCCTCCCTGGAGCGCAACGGCGAAGGCCGCGCGCCTCGCCGGGAAGCAGGCGAATAAGTGCCACCGCATCGTGAGTGACTTGATCCCCTACGACGCCGACTGACCCACCCCACCCCACCCACCCCCCTGCCATCCCGGCAGGGGGAGACCCACCAGAAGGACCACGACCATGAAGCCGATGAAAGTCCCGACCGACACGCTGCACTCCAGCGCCACCCCCGCGATGCGCGAGGCCCAGCGTCAACCGGCGCTCGACGCGCTGACCGCCGCGCTCACCGCCGTCAATGGCACGGCCCGCTCGCACACCTACACCGCCGGCCAGCACATCCGCGAACTGGCCCTCGACGCCGAGGCGCGGCTCGCCGCGCTGGGCATCCCGGTCTCCTCCCGCGCCGGGGCTGAGCTGCACGCCAAGTCCGGCGACGCGCTGCCGAACGCCTACGCCAAAGCCGGGCGGATTGTCATCCGCACGACGGTGGTGCTGCGCCGGCTGAAGGCGGGCTGGGTCTGCACCGAGATCCGGCGGATCGAGGACTACCCGACCTCTCACCCCTTCGCGCGCCTGCATCTGACGATGACGCAGGACGAGCAGGCCGTGTCCAAGCTGCGCTCGACCTACTCACGCACGGCGTTGCCGCCGCAGCCCCAGCGGGGCGAGACCGGCCCGGTTGTCAGTGCCGACGAGCGCGCCGGCGCCTGACCCACCACCCCCACCCCCTGCCATCCCGGCAGGGGGGAGACCAACCAGAAGGACCACGACCATGACCAACATCACGCCAGCGTCCGCCGAACGCGCCGCCCGAGCGTTTTTGCGGCAAATCGAGCGCCAGTGGGGAGGGGAAACGACGCATACGATGTGGACCCTGCGCGGTTTGGAAACCTTCTTGCCGGCCGGGACCTGGCTGGGGGGCGACGTGCGGAAAGAAGATTTTTACCCCCTGTCGATCAGGCATGTCGCCCGCGTGATCCGCGACAACGCAGTGGCGCGCAGTTGACCCCACCCGCCCACCCCCCCTGCCATCCCGGCAGGGGGAGACCAACCAGAAGGATACCGACCATGACCGACACCATCACCGCCGACATCCGCGCCATCTTCCCCGCCGTTGACTTCCTGCACATCGCGCAGTTCGCGAGCAGCGAGGAGACCCGCTACTATCTGAAAGGCGTTCACGTTGCGCCGGCCCCCGACGGCGCGCATCTGGTGGCCACGGACGGCCACCGCTTGGGCGTCCTGCGGCTGCCCGCGACCGAGGGTTACTGCGCCCCGAACCCGGTGGGCGAGACGCCGGCGCACATCATCCTGTCGATCGGCAACAAGGCGTTCCTGGCCGCGCTCAAGGCCACGAAACGGGACGCGCATTGGATCATCATCCGCACGGAGACGGTCGAGGTGCGGTGGATGCCGAGTCAAGCCGCGCCCGCGCCGGCAGAAGTGATCGACAGCGGGCGGGTGACGCAGACCTTCCCCGTATCCGCGCTGCTGGTGGACGGCACGTTCCCGGACTGGCGCCGGGTCGTGCCCAGCCTGGACGGGCCGATGCTCGGGAGCCGGGCCACCCACATCGTGTCGCCGCACGACGACGCGCCGAGGGCGCGGCCCGTCACCTACTCCGGCGTGGACCCCACCCTGTTCAAGGGGATGACGCGCGCCGGCGAACCCTGCATGTCGTTCGACTGGAACGGTGTTGACCCGCTGTTAGTCGCCACCCAAGACCCGCGCTTCCTGGGTGTCGTGATGCCTATGAATGGGGGCCTGTCGCCCGACGAGATGGCCGCACGCCGCGCCGCCGTGCTCGGCTGACCCGCCCACCCCCCACCCCTCCGCCGATCCCGGCGGGGGGAGAACCTGAAGGAGACCGTCATGTATACGTTACAGATCGACGCGCACGGCAACAGCATTGTGTGCAAGGGCGAGGTTCCGCGATCCGGCTATCGGATCGTGCGGCACGGGACCTACAACGAGTGCCTCCGCGCCAAGCTGGGCGCGTAACGTCCGACAGCAAGGACCGCGCATCATGATTGCAGCGTTGTATGTCGAACCCGCTGGCGTTTACGGCAACCTGGCGGGCGTCGAGGTTTGGGACGAGGCCCGCGACGCCCGGCCGTATGCCGGCCCCTGGCCGGTTGTGGCGCACCCCCCATGCCAGCGATGGGGGCGGTTCTGGCACGGCTCCCCGCGTAAGCCGCACCAGTTCCTGCTTGGTGACGATGGCGGGTGCTTCAGCGCGGCGCTCGCCTCGGTGCGGCGTTGGGGCGGCGTGCTTGAGCACCCGGCGGACAGCAAAGCCTGGGCGGCGCACGGTCTGACAACCCCAGCACGGGCTGGCGGGTGGGTCGCCGCCGATCAGCACGACGGCTGGACTTGTTACGTGGAGCAGGGCTTCTACGGCCACGCGGCGCGGAAGGGGACGTGGCTTTATGCCTGCCGCGTCACCCTGCCAGAGCTGCGCTGGGGGCGCGGAGAGCAACGGCTAGACCCGACCATGCTCGCGCGTCACGGATACGAATACGCCCGCCGCAAAGGGTTGGTGTCGATGATCGGCGGGAAAAACAAGACGCAGATACGCAACGCGACGCCGGTTGAGTTTCGGGACCTACTCCTGGCCATGGCGCGCAGCGCGGCGTAGCCCCACCCCAACAAAAACCCCGCCACACCGGCGGGGTTTTTCTTTGGCCAAGGCGCATCGTAGCCAGCCGTCAATCACTGACGCGGGCGTAACCGCCAAAGTATTTGACAGCGGCGGCCGCGTAAGCGGCGGCGGCATCATCCTCGCGGGCGAATATGCCGAGATAAATTCCGATGCCGTTGACCCGAATATGCGCCTGCCATTTCCGCGCGCCGGCCTGCCAACTGACACCCTTGAGCGAACTCGTCCCCCCACGCAGAGGGCGTCGATTCATTTGGTTCTGGCTACGCGTTGCGATCCGCAAATTGCCGCGCGTATTATTGAGGCCATCGCAATCGATGTGGTCCGTATCCATGCCAGGCGGCGTTTCGAGGATCACCCGATGCATGCGCACCGTCCGCTTGTCGTTTGGCGCTCGCGAGCCGCGGACAGCATAAAATGTTCGGGTTTTAGGGTGCGCGTACCACTTCCACTGCATCAGGAACTCATATTCCTCGGCGTCAACAGTCGCGAACAGCCCCCTGGTGAGGGGTATCCGCTTGGTGGGCTTGCCGGCGGCGACGGGGACGGCTAAGTCGGGGTTGTCGGTCACTTGATGTTCCTTCATCGGCGCGAGGGTGCGGCGGTTCAGTCAGGCTACTGCACCACCGACAGCCGGCCCAGCGTGGACACCGCTGGCTCAGCCTCCCGGCGCAGTTCGCTTTTATTTAACTGGATATCCAGACCCGGCGCGCAGAACACATGCTTCTTGCTGGGGTGTTCTGCGGAGTGGACCCGCCCGCAGTCGATCCATCCCGCCTCCACGAATGCGTGCAGCAGCGCCGCCGGGGGTATCTTCATGCCCGTCGGCGCCGCGCCGGCCAGCCGGTCGCACAGCGCGTGGAACGGCGACCCCACCACGCCGCGCGCGAACTCGCCGGTGCGGCTCAGCATCATGCCGACCAGGAAACTCTCCGCGCCCGACCGCGAATGCTCGATGAGGTTCTCCTTGAACTCGGTCATCATGGGCGCGGCGCTCACGTTCAGAGCGGACACGTCGCGCGCCAGCAGCCACGCCGCGATGCTCTCGAAGCCGCCGTTGGAGTACCACGTCCACATATCCGCCGCCGCGACCACGCTCATGCGCGGCGCGTGCGACCAGATGCAGAACCACCTCCGGTCCTGCGACGCCAGCGAGATAGACAGCGGATCGTTCGAGAACGCCAGCACAAACACCCGGTTGGCCATGTTGTAAGGGTGCAACCCTTTCCGGTTGATCGGCAGCATCTCCGGCGGTGCCGCGATGATCGGCTTGAGCCGGTTGGCGAACGCGCGGCGGTCGCCCGCGTCCGGCTCCCGCAGCTCATTGATGACCAGCACCTCAGATTCCAGCTGGTATCCCCACTGCGACGATATGGTGTCGTTGTCCATCATCCCCCGGTTACGCAGCGCCGGCCCGCACACCGCCCACAGAAACGGCGCCCACATCGTGTCCTTCCCGCAGCCTTCATCGCCCGCGTGCAGCACGGCGTGGTTGATCTTGCGGCCAGGGAACTGCGTCTTGAACGCCATCACGTCCAGCACGTGCGCGCGCTCCGCTTCGTTTGGGATCAGCGCGGCGCAGTGGTCTAGCCACGGCTGCGCGCTGCCGCTGGCGCCGCTCACGTCCGGGCGCGCGTCGCGCCAACGGTTGCCAAAGGCGTCACCATCACGGAACACCACGACCTCGTCACCCGCCGCGTAGGTTATCCCCACCAGGGCCAGCGCGCCCTGGTCCTCCCGGTTTTCATCGAAACAAACCGACGCCTCGATCTTGCGCGACCCCTTACCCACGGCGTGCCGCGAGAGGCAGGTGATGTGACGATACAGCGCGTTGAAGGTGGATCTCGACACCTCCCGCCGTGTCGTTAGATCGAAATAGTTTTCATCGTCTTGGTTGTACGCGAACCGAGTATACCATGCGTCCTTCTCGACCCGGCCCAGCTCGCGCCGTTCGATATCCGCCAACTGCGCGGCAGGGTCATCGCGGAACAGATCACCCGGCGTCAGCTTGGCCATCACCACCGCCATCGTCGCGGCCAGCAGTTCGGAACGCATACCGGGGGACTGGTCGGGGCCGCCTTCGTCGGCCACCCAAGCCAGGAACCGCTCGCTGTTCCAGTCGCCGCAATGTTCGTGCAGACAGGTGTATGCGCGGTTCGCGGGTAGATAGCGGCCCTCGGGGTTGCCGTCGGAATGCTCGGCCTCGTTGGGGCAAACCACCCCCCACCATCCAGAGGCGTTGCCTCGGTCCAGGATCCGACCCTCCGCTGTCAGCCACGCCAGCACATCGTCCAGCCCATCGTCGGCCAGGGTGGGGCTGCGCGCGCCCGCCCCACCCCGCGACGATGCCTCGCCTGGCGTCACGCCCAGCGCGGCGCAGATGCCGGCCAGGGTAAACTCCCGATCAGGGTGGAACTCCGTGAGCAACGATGCGAACGCGCCCCGGCCAGGTTTTATATTCACCGACCCCGGCAGGCGGAAATTCCGCACTGGGTTGGTGGCACCCCGATCCGTGTAGCCGGCGTCGGCTATCGCCATGATCGCCGCGGCGAACATCTCCGCGCGGGGCTGCTCGCTGAACACGTAGCCCCACTGATAGTTGTCGGGGGAGGTTTCCATCTTCCAGGTCGGTTCCAGCGGCGGCACTTTGGCCTTGGTGCCGATGTCATCCAGCACCATGACCAGCACATATTCGCAGAATGCTGCGCCCGCGCGGGGCTTCCCGTCGGGGAACCGATCCACGATGAACGCGCCCGTATTGGCGTACCATGCCTCGCCCCTCGCGGCGCGGGCGGGGGTGTAGCGCGCCGGCAGGAACGCCGGCCACACACACTTTATGGCGCCGTCGCCATGCAGTTGTTGTTCTCCGTTGCGTAGCACCGGCTTTTGATGCACAACTAGTAGCGTCTCGCCGCCCTCTGCGAGACTAGATAGGTGGTCTACAAAGCCCATTGTCGATCCCCTCCGTTGACGCCGCCCGGTGAACCACTCGCCGGGCGGCGTTGATTTTTATAGGCCTACTTACCGTAGCGCGTCATCGCCTTGATTTCCACAGCTAGCGGCAGGCCGGCGCCCCACGCCGGCGGCGAGCACATCGCGTCGGTCATGATCGCCGTCACCTGCGCCACATCCTCGGTCAGACACTCCACCACGATCTCATCATGGACGTGCAGCACCGCGTGTAGCACTGCGTGCAGCCCCGCTGCATCCAGCCGGCGCAGCGCCAACCGCAGCACGTCGTTCGATATGGCCTGCGCGATGTTTTCCACCATGATGCCGTGCCACAACCGCGCGCGCGGCCATTCTTTCGCGCTGGCTGCGGGCTTCCACGCCGCCTTGGCGTAGCTGATGCCCTCCGCATCATCTGTCTTGGCGTAGGGGTAACATAGCACCCGCCCCGAGGGTAACGAATACCAGAGGTGTTTCCCGTCGAACATATACGTCACCACCCCAGCCTTGAAGTCGCTGTTCAGGTTCCGCATCGCGCGGGACGCCGCGCTAGACACGGCTTGCCAATAGTTCACCGCCCACGGGTTCGCCGTGCGCCACGCGGTCACGATTTTCTTGGCCTCGGCTTCAGGCATCTTCACGCCATAGACCCGACCCATCGCAGCGAAGGCGTTCGAGCCACCGCCGTATCCGCACGCCAGTTCGGAGACTTTCCCGACCTGCCGTTGTTTCGGATTAACCCCCCCAATATCACAAAGAAAGATCGCAGCCGCAGCGGCCTTGTATCGGTCGACGCCAGTGCGGAACATATCCATAGCGATCTCAGAGGAAGGCTCGTTCGACGCCCAGGGGTTGACCCGCGCCTCGATCCCCACCCAGTCCGCCACCACCAAGCTATGTCCCGGCGCGGCCAGCAGCGCGGGCCGCAGCATCCCCTTCAGCACGTCGGTCACGCGGGTGCCGTAGGTGGGCACGATAGCATGGCCGCGCACCATAGCCTGCCGCGTCTCATCCGGCGTCTTGCTGCACTGGCGGGTGAGGTTGTGGATTTGCGCGCCGAAGGAACTTGACCGCCCGGTAGCCGCCGCGCCGTTGAACACAAACGCCCCGCGCAGCCGGCCATCCACGTCATCGGATAGCTGACCGATCCGCGTGAACTTTGCGACTGAGGACGCCCATAGGTCATCCGCGCACTTGATCACCTCGGCCACATCGACGGGAACTTCATCGGGGTTTTCATCCGCCAGCGCGAGTAGGTTGGCGCGGATGCTCTTGTCGATGCCGCGCCCCTCCACACCCTTGCGGTCCACGGTCATCAGGGTCTGCGCCGCCGGGCCGACCCGGTCCCACACCCAGGCGCACATGCGCGGCGAGCGGACCGTGGGCACCGCGCCCGCCGTCACCTCCCGCACCCGCTGCTGTATCTCGGCCAGCTCCGCGTCAGCGTAGCGAGTGGCGGCCTCGGCCAGCGGCCGGTCCACCAACACACCACGATCATTGACCCGCTCATTGATGTGGTAGTCGTGCAGTTCCTCGGCGGTTAGCTGGCGCATAGCGCGGCTGACCGCGCGCATGGCGCGCACATCCTGCTCGCAGTAGTCAATCAGTTCGGCCATCAGCGCCGCGTCCTTGCTGAACGCGCCGTCGGCGCGGGGGATACACAGCCTACGGATAAGCTGCGCCCCGCGCGGGTCTTTCCTCATGCCGGCTCCGGCGAAGCGACCCACATCTTCCAGGCTGCCGGGCGCGCAGTTCGCGCGGGCCTGGGCGGCGGTGCAGTAGAATTGATCTGGCCTGAAGTCGCACTCCAGGACGCAATGGAATATGAGCCGCTCGAACGCGGCGTTGTGTGCGCGGATCTGCCCCGTATGCGTTGCCACCTCGACGGGCAACGGCCCGTCCTCGGGGCGCCACGTCACTACATCGCCGCCGTCAAAGGCGTAGGACATGCACAGCACCTCGGTGCTGGCGTGGCCGGCGTAGTTATACACCCCCGCCACACGCAGGTCGCACCGGCTGCGGGTCTCGAAGTCGAGCCACAGGATAGGGGGGTCATTCATAGGGGTGAGGTTTTGCCCCGGCCCTAAAGGACCGGGGCAAATCCATCAGACAACGCGGCGACGTGTAGCCTGTGCCGGTGCGGCCGCCTCCGCTGGTGGCGACGTGGGGGGCGTGTCACCTTTCGCAGCCTGCGCCGGTGAACGACCGTCCATGGCGATCCACCGGACCACCTCGAACTCAGGCGTATAGATGCGACCGTAGGACTTGTGCTGGTAGTGGCCCTTACGCAGCAGCACCACCGGCACGGGGTTTGTCGAGTCCACCTCCACTTGCGCGGCGATGGCCAGGGCCACGGCTTGCACCGCTTTCTTACCCCCCACGCTGGTGACGGTGAACCGCGCCTCCATCCCCTCGTCGGCGCCGCTCACGCACTTTACCGACAACCCAACCTGGTCTTCCCAACCACGCTTGGCCGCCGCCGGGGCTTCGCCCACCTCCGGCTTCGGTTTCGCAATCGGACCCATCGCCTCGCCGAGAACCTCGCCGTCACCCCACGCGATATACCCGTGGATGAAGGAGAACGGGTTGATCGCCCACTCGGCGTTCGGCTCGACGGTGGTCTGATCGGAGCCGAAGATCCAGTCGCCGTTCTTGGCCATCTTGAGCAGCACCGCCGACCCGCTGCCCGCGCCGGCAGCCAGGCCCCGCAGTGACGCCGCGAGATCGGTGACGGTGGGGAGACCCGCAGTCGCAAACACTGATATTTCAGACATCGTTTTACTTCCTTACTGTATGTGTTTCAGAGCGGCAGTGAGCTGCCGCCCGATAGATAGCGCCTCGGCGCGCGGATCATCCGCGCGGGCGAGGGTAGTCCCGGACGATATCGAATGGTAGAGGCCCGGCGCCAGATCCAGCTTGAGTTTCTTCAAAGCCTTCTCTGCTTTGGCGGGGGACACTAGCAAGCGTTCCATAACGTCCGACTCGGGGAGCAACGTAAGCAACGCGGCTTCCGCCGCAGCGTCGTCGATCCATTTACGCATACCGCGTTTGGCCACCAGCTTCCAATCCGGGATCGGATGCTCGGCGGTTAGCATGGTCATCGCCAGTGCGCGCAGGTCTTCGATCCACTTCTCAAGCTGCGACGCCAGCACCAGCGCGGCGCCGATATCGCGCGCCGGCATCTCGGCCAGTTGGGTATCCACCGCGCGCGCCGCCGCGCCGGTCATCAGCGGGCAGATGGGCTTCGCCGGGCAGAACCGGCAATGCGAGCCCATGACCATCGGAGCCGCGCTGCTCTCGGACATCGTGACCGCCCGCTTGAGCGACAATTCAAACTGCCGGATGCGCTCCGGTGTCGTCACCCAGCGTCGGACCTCCGGCGGCTGCACGATGATCAGCTCGATCTCCGTGGCGCCGTTGAACACCGGGCGGAAAACCTCCGTCCGCATCGCCGCCGCCGCGTAGAACATAAGCTGCGCGTTCTCCTCGGCGTCTACGATGATGCCGTCGCCGAACTTCCAGTCCAGCACTACGGCCCGGTTGCCCAGCCGACCAAGCACATCGCTGGTGCCGAACACGCCAGGGAGCCAATCACCGTATGAGACCCGCGCCTCAACCGATATCGTCATGGCCCCCTCGGGGTCGATAGCGTCCAGCGCGGCCAGCGCCGGCGCGATCTTCTCGTCGTATATATCGTCGGTGAGCGTCTGGCCGGCGTAACTGCTGCCGATTGCATCCGATTGGGGGAGGCCCGCGCTCAGCGTGTCAGCGATCACGTTGTGCAGCAGGGTGCCCATGTCGGCATACTGACTGGATGGGCGCGGCGGCACGGTGGCCGAGAGGCGCACGCTGGCCGGGCACGCGATGACGCGGGCGGCCGTGCTGCCGCCGACGACGACGCTGTGCGCGGTGGGGGAGGGGGCGCTCAAGACACGGCCTCGTCGTCAACGTCCGGGTCTGGGGTCCAGTCGTGCTCCAGCACGGCCTCTTCTAGCCGGGCTAGATAATCCTCTACTGGAATGGTGTAGCTGAGGGCGATGGGCGCGCGCTCTCTCAGCACGTGAAGCCGCAAACGGACCTCGCGTAACGCATCCGCCACATCGGCGGGGTAGGTTAGATGGATGGGGGCAAACATTTTACTCTCCTGTTTTCTGTCGTGGTTGAGCCGCTGGTGTGCCATCGCGGTTTTCTTTTGTCAACATGCTTTCATACGTTGACAAATATTTTTCGTGCTGCCAAGTTGTCGACATGAAAGAGTCCGCCGTCGAACGCTACTTTGTCGCCGTTGTGGTTGGCCGTGGAGGCCGCACCTACAAATTCTCCAGCCCCGCGCAGCGCGGTGTCGCAGACCGTATTGCCTGTCTACCTAACGGGTCAACGTGGTTCGTTGAACTGAAGACTAAAGGTGGCCGGGTGTCGGAACTGCAACGCCTGTTCGGGCTGGAGATGCAGCGGCTGAACCAGAACTATGTGGTCCTTCAAGATTGGTTGGAAATCGAGAAATGGTGCTTAGAGAATATCAAACGCTAGGCGCGGCGTTCCTGGCGGAGCGTGCGCGCGCGATGTTGCTGGCACCAGTCGGGGCCGGCAAGACCGCCATCACGCTGACCGCCATCCGCCGCGCGCTACAGGAGGGCCTCGTCACACGGGTGCTGGTCCTGGCACCCCTGCGCGTAGCCGCCTCGGTCTGGCCCGAGGAGGCCGCCAAGTGGGCGCCGGACCTGCGCCTGGCGGTGGCTGTCGGCACGCGGGCGCAGCGAGACGCGGCGTTCTATTCTCCCGCGCAGATCATCGTCACCAACTACGACAACGTCCAGACGCTGCCATCCTTGCTCGGCTTCGACGCGGTGGTGTTCGACGAATTGACGCGGCTCAAGAACCCCAGCGGCCAACGCTTTAAGGCGCTGGAGAGGCTGATCGCGCACATCAATATCCGCTGGGGTCTGACGGGTAGCTTCACCTCCAACGGCCTGGAGGACACGTTCGGGCAGAGCAAGATCGTGTCGGAATATTTGCTCGGTGGCAGCAAGGGCGCGTTCCTGCAACAGTATTTCCACTGCATCAACCGGGACTACCAGCAATGGAAGCCCGCCGCAGGATCGTATGAAGCGGTGATGCAGCGCATCAAGCCGGCGACGTTCCTGCTGGAACCAGGGGAATACCGCGACAAGCTGCCGCCCTTGGAGACCGTAGTGCTGCGCTGCACCATGCCAGACCGCGCGCCGTATGAGAAGATGAAGCGCGACTTCGTTGTGCAGTTTCCCGACGCGGTGGCCGTCGCGGCCAACGCGGCGGTGGTGGTGGGCAAGCTGGCCCAGATGTCCAGCGGGTTTGTCTATGATACGTCCACCCGCCCCGACCCGGCCCAGCCGGGCAACTTCATCACCACCCGCAACCCCGTCTGGTTCAGCCGGCATAAATTCGATTTGCTGGAGGACTTGCTAGCGGAGAACCAGCGGGCGCCGACCATCATCGCGTATCAGTTCCGGGAGGAGCTGGCCGAGCTACAGCGCCGCTATCCGCACGCGATCACGCTGGACGATCACAACGCTATCGCGCGGTGGAACCGTGGCGAGGTCGAGCTGCTGCTCGTGCATCCGAAGAGCGCCCAGTATGGCCTGAACCTCCAGGCCGGCGGCTGCCGGATGGTGCTGCTGTCCCTGCCGTGGAGCCTCGTCGATTACGAGCAGTTGATCGGCAGGCTGCACCGGTCGGGGCAGCGGCACGCCGTCTGGGTCTATATCCTGACCACCTCCGACACCATCGACGAGCGCATCTGGGCGACCCTGCGCGCCCGCCGTTCGCTCTCAGACCTCGCGTTGGAGGTGCTGTCCACCCCCAACCAACACTCAACCGGAGATCAACCATGAACGACTGGCTGGAGATGAATAAGCAACTCCCCACGCTGACGGAGACGCAGCTCGTGGATGAGCTAACGCGTGAGCAAGATGGGTTGGCCCGCGCCCGCTTCCTGCTGCGGCTGCATCAGCGGTATTCTCGGCTCCGCGCGGGCCGCGAGCGGATGGCGCTTTTGAAAAGCGCGAGGGCGGTATGACCCACTATTTTACGGAGGTGGGCGAGACATGACGGCTGTTGGCTTTATCCTGGTTACAGTAGGCTGGGTGATCCGTGTGGTGTCTGACGACAGCGTTGAAGTTCGGGGGCCTACCGCTATGTTGATATTTGCGGGCGGCGTTTTTGTCGCAACGGGCATAGCCGTCAAACTGTGGGGGGTGATGCCATGACTGAATGGCAATCAATCGCCACCGCGCCAAAGGATGGGACGCGCATCTTAAGCTGCTGGGCGGACGGCGGCGAGCACACTATCATCGAATGGTTTGAATACAGCGGCGCTGTATTCGAAGCGGGCTACGAGGGGTCTTGGTTCCAACGCGTGTCTGGACTTGGGTCTGATGGCGGATATGAAGACGCCGCGTTTAGCCACTGGATGCACTTGCCTGCCCCGCCGGCGGCACCGCCGCACGCACCGCAGTTACGTGATTCTACATCGGGAGGCGCAGCATGAAACAGAAACGACGCGGGCCTAAATCAGTGGCCGCCTCGCCCTATAGTTCACGGCTTGGCGCTGTGCGCCGCGAGGGCGGTAAGGGCAACACACCCTTGAATGTGGTGTGGATACCGGGAGGCGAGCGCGAGCGCGTGCTGCGGGAGCTTTGGCCGGCCGGACGCCCAGAGGGTGACATCCTGGCGATTGTCAACGCCATCCCCGAGAGCCGCCCGACCACGCAGATGATGATTGCGCGGAAGGCGTCCGACCTCCGGCTGTGTAGGCCATGGGGGAAGGGGGTGCATGGAGAGCGGGCTTGGCTCCGCGCGCTGGTGTGGCCAGCAATACCAGGGGAGGATGTGTGATGGCGGGAAAACACGCACGCGCGCCGGCGGTGATCATTGCGCCGTGGGGGCCTGAAGATGTGCGGTGCCTAACCGAGATGTGGGCAAAGGGGCTGTCAACGCGGTTGATTGGTGTGGCTATGGGGCGCACCAAGAACAGCGTCATCGGCGCGGCGCATCGGAATTATTTGCCGGCGCGGGGGACGCCCATCAAGCCCGACGGGGTCCAACCGAAGGTGCGGGCGCACCGCTCGAAAGAATCCGAGGCGCTGCGGTTGGCCAAGAAAGCCGAGGACGACGCGCGCGCCGCGCGCGCGGTGGTGGTCGCCGCGAAGCACCGCGCTGCGGCTGAAGTTGTCAACGCCGCGCTGCGGCTCGAACGGATCGCAGCGGAAAACCTTTGGCGTGCGCCGGAAATTTCCACCGCCGCCATCCGCAGAACCGGCATCGGGGGGCGAGGCTGTATGTATCCGCTGTGGGGGATGGTACCCCCAACGCATAAGTATTGCGGGGCCGCGCAGCGAACCGGGCATGTGTATTGCGAGACGCACTTCAAGCTATGCACGACGCCCCACACAGGTAAATTTCTTTGGCCGGTCCGCGCAACAGTCGCTATTTAACCTCACGGAGACCGTATCATGACTCAATTCGCACTCGGCGACCAGACCGCGCACCTGCGAACCCCGCCCACCCTGCGTGCTCGGGCGAACGTGCGGCTGCAATTTGCGCAACAGGACGCGAAGGCGGGGCAAACGCTTATGGAGCAGTGCAATTTACTCGCGGCGGCGCGGTTGGAACGCGAGGCAATTGAGATCGAACAGCGGGGGATGGTAAGATGACAGACGAACACCCGCCAAAACGTTGTATAGCGCGACAACCGTGGCTTAAATCGCACCGCGCGGATCCTCTGGCACGCGTTCTGGCTGATCGGCACTACAACCGCCAGAAGATTGGATCGCCGCAGTTCGTTCCGCCAGGGCGATGCGCGGTTTTCTTGCATGAATCACACAAGGCATTCTGGGTAACGAGTTACCCGTTTGCGGAATATGTGAAGCACGCATGGGCCGGAGCCTGGATTTGTTCGGCGTTTCGTTCGGAGTGCGCTGGAAAGGCATCAGACTTAATTCTATCCGCGCTTTCCGCTACCCGCGCTCATTTTGGAGACCCTCCGCCCTTGGGCCTCGTAACATTTATCAACCGCGCGAAAGTAACGCCTATTTCCGTTCGTGGTGTTCCGACTTGGGGTTGGACATACAGGAAGGCCGGGTTCCATGTGTGCGGGGAAACAAAAGGCGGGTTGCTGGCTTTGCAGATAGACCCAGATAGTATGCCGGCGGCTTGCCCCGCGCGCAGTATGCTTTTGAATGTTTTGGTGTGAGGATTAGGTGATGACGACAAACGAACCCCCGCCGGCGGACATCATCACGCTAGATGACCACCGCCCCCACGCAGCGAAATACGTCGCGTGCATGGCGTGCGGGCACGACTGGGTGGCGGTGTTCCCCGCCGGCACGGCATCGCTTGAATGTGCGAAATGCGGCGCGATGGCGGGCGAGCCGGTGGCCATACACGATTATGAATGGTTCCGCCGGTTCATGGCGGGGCCGCGCCCCTTGCGCGGGAAGGCGTTCAAGACGGATCAAACGAAGCGAACGCTTGTGGTCATGAACGCAGGGAGGATGGGCTTGTCATGCAGGGTTAGCCGCGCGCTGGTTAGACTCTCGCCCCCTACCGCGCCATCGCCCTCGCGCGTGTCAACGTCGCGTCCACCCGGTTGAGCCACCCACGCAGGAATTTGGATTGTGAGGCATTGCGGTCAACGATGCCATGATAAAACGCCCGGCGCTTGTCGACGATGACGCCGATCAAGTCGCCGGGCTTTGTTGCGGCCACGGCCTTCATCGTCATCGGCCCAAACACCCCGTCCGCTTTCACGTCGAGCGCGCCTTGCAGCATCTTTACTGCGCGGCCTGGCCCGCTGTTCACCGACACGTCGAACACCATCAGATCCACACCGCCCGGCAATTCCGGCGCCCGGCATGTGGCCCAGTAGCCGGCATGATAGATCGCCCGCGCTTCCTCCGGTTCGATGCTCGCCACATCGTCCGCCGTCACGGCGTGGCCCCGGTAATGCGCCAGCGTGGCCGCTGTGATGCCCCAGTTGGTGGCGCCGCCACGGTCGGATGGGTCGTTAGAGAACCCGCCCTCCATGGCCAGGATATGGCTCAGACAGGCGACGAAATTGGATTCCATCAGACTGCCTTCGCTTCATCAGCATTGCGATCCAGCGCCGCTAGTTGGGCGTCGACCAGCACCTTCAGCCGCAGGGCGGCGTCGGCGTCCACCTTCCCGGTCTTCTCCGCGTCAGCGATGATGCCGCCGGCCGCGCGCCAGAGGTCAGCCACCGACTTGCCGGCGTTGATCACCTTCGGCGCCAGCTCCGCTACCAGGGCGATAATCTCAAGGATACCCATGGTCAGTTTCCCTTCGCTTTGACGACGAACGCCTGGAAGTTCTTCAGCAGGGTCAGCGGCTCGGCCAGTGCCGGCCATTGGGAGTCAGCCACGTCGAGCGCCTGGATGGTGGCCTCCGCCCGGCTCAGCGCGTCGGCGACCTGGTGCGCGGCGCGCGCGCCCTGGATGACAGCGGCCCGGTCAGCACAGAGCGGCGCCGGCTTGGCCCCGCCGTCGCCACAGAACGGTCGCTGCGAGGCGTAGACGTTGAAAGCAGCAACCGCGCTGCCCAGACCAGCCCGCGCCTCAACGAGCGCCTGGGCGGGCGTCTTCGGTGGTGGGACGGCGCCGCACGCGGCGATCAGCAGGGCGGCGGCGAATAGAATGCGTCTCATTCGTTCTCTCCTGGCGGCGCGCATGACGCATTAACACTTCCACGCTCGGAGAGACTTGTTGATGCGGCTGTTCGGGTCGTTGGCGGTCTTCGCCGAAGTCAGTTTCGCCTTCATGCCGCTCATCCGGGCGCAGAAGGAGTCCTTGCGCGGCCCACCCCCCGGCTGCGGCGCCTTCAACCCTGGCTTGCCGGGGTTGGCCCGGTTGTAGGAGGCGCGCCCCTTAGCGTTGAGGCCGCCAGCCTCCGACTTACCTTCCTTGCGTGTCCAAGCCAATGACTTCGCCATGCTGCACTCCGGTTGGTTATTGACCGCGCTATCCGCGGCTATTTCTTTTTCGCGGTTTTAACAGACGCCTTGAACGCCGCGGCAGTCGGCGCGCCTTTGGCTCCGGCCTTTCGCATCTTTTCGCCGCTGCCTTCAGAGATGCGCTTTTTCTTAGCGTTGATGTTAGCGTATAGGCCCTTCATTTCCCGCGTCCTTTTCCGTTATGTTTTGCAACGCCGCGCCATGCAACCCCAGCCTCTGGGGTGGTTCTACTTCTTTGTTTTGGGCGGCGTGTGGGTGACCTTCTTACTCTTGGCGGTGTGCGCGGCCCCAGTGTGCAGAACCTTTCCCATCTTGTGAACGGGGCCAGTGTATGCGGTGCCGGTGGCCAGATAGTGTTTAGATGTCTTGCTCATAACGAGTACCCCCCTGTTGGTATTCTTACCAGAACTGTTTCCGCAACCCGCAGAACAACCGTGAATAGGATGCGGCTCATTCTTTCTCCCCCAACGGCGTGCGAGTGATTGCCCGCATGACGGCCATGATAGCCGGATAGACCAGCATCATGCCGTCCGCCAGAGCGCCAGGGTCAACAGCGAACCCCCAGCGGGCGAGCAGCGGGGCGAAGAGCATTCCCGCCGCGAGGATGATAGTCCTATAACCCTGCATTTTCAGCCTCCTTCGCCATTTTAATCTGTGCCGCGACGGTCATACCCAACAGCCGAAACCAAATCTGTAGGCGACGCGGTTCTAGATTTGGTGTTTCCAGGCCGGACATTACCGTGCGGCCTAAATCCTCGTGGTATTGGAGTTGATTACACATTGTTATTCACACAAAATGTTTACCGTTTCAGCGTCAAACGTATCAGGGCGCGGACGAGTCCGATGGGCGGGGATGGTAGCCGCGCTGCGGTTTTACACTGGCCGGCAGCGTAGCGGCAAGCTATATCAACGTGGGTAGCCCAGCCGAGTATGCCTGAGTCTTAACAGAAAGCACCCCCACCTATGGCCAAGACTGTAGCCCCCCTGGAACCCGTGCCGGATGATCCGCCAGCCTCGGATGTGGAGCCGGATACGATCCTCATCGAGCGCGGCGTCCCTGTCCCGACGAAAGAGGACCTCAACCTAACCGCTACCAGCCGGCTGCTCCTCGACACGATGCTGATGATGGCCGTCGGGGACAGCTTCTTCTGGCCCATGCCGCACCACAACCTCTCCTCGTTCGTCAGCAAGCAAGCCCGCAAGCGCAACCTGCACTTCATCGTCAACCGCCGCCCAACCGGCACGCGGGTGTGGCGCTCCGGGTGAGGACTACACCCCGGCGGCGCGGGGCTAGAACGCCCCGATAGCTTTGGCCTGCTCCACCACCCGCCGCGCTACGGCGGTTCGTCTAGCAGACAAGACGCGGATAGCGTCGCGGCGGTAGTCGGGGTCTGCATCACTACGTTCGTGGCGCGCTATCTGCTTGTTGATAGCCTCCATTTGCGTTGCCGCATTGTTGACTACCGCCTTAAGTCGGAGCGGTAGCCCCGCGTCGCCGGCCAACTCTTGGAGCCGGTCGAAGTCATGGAACTCTTTCGCCCTGTTTTGCGAACGAACAAGCTGATCGACCATCTCTTTTATTTTGTAATATTCGTCTAGCGATTTAGTGTAGTTTGCATCGTCGCGGTAGATACTGCCGACGCCGAACACTTTAGCAAGGGCGTCGACTGCCGGAGACCCAAAGGCGCTGGACGGTTTTGTTGGGACGGCGCCGGCGGCGGCTAAGATGCTATCAAGCACCGACATAAGCGTAGCGCCTAAAATTCCCGTGTAACCGCCGAGGAGCGCCTGCATCTGCGCGGGGCTAATAACATCCCCGGCCACCATGTTGACCGCGCCTGCGAGGGCGCGTGCGATATAAGAGGTGTCCCGATTGGCGCGCTCCCCCACTGGTAGCCCCTGATCGGCCTTGGATTCAATCGGCCGGCCCTGGAAGAAGTTACGGTTAGCATACATTTCCACTATCGGCGCCAACGCTTTAGGCGTTGGGTTCATCCAGAAGGTGTTGAGACCGACAGTGACAAGGGCGTTCACCAGGTCCTTGCTCTCCCCCCGTCGGATCGCGTCTAGCATAAACACTGGCAACGCGCCGAATATACCGCCGACTTCGTAGAAGCGGGGCAGCGTTATCTGCCCGCCGCCGGGCAACGGAATTCTATCGTATGCAAGGTTCAGATAGTTGGGCGTTTCGTTGTATTCATCGTCGTCGCCGGCCACGTTCAGGCTATAGACCATGAGAGAGAACGCCGTCACAACCAAACCGCGCAAGAATATCTGCTGAGGTAGACCCAGGGTCCAAATGCTGCGCTTATCGCCCTTCTCGTTTTCGATAAGCCGATACGTCGTTTGCAGCTTGGCGTTCAAGAACGGGACGAGCGGGATTAAAAATTGTAGTGAACTGCCTAGCCAGCCTTCGCCGGTGCCGCGGCGAGAGTAGGGCGCCAGCAGGTAACCCCCGTAGGCCGCGTCCACATCCGAGGCGCCCCGCTTTTGCAGATTCTCGGAGAGCTTTAGGCGCTCCGCCATTTCAGCAGCTTCGGACCAGGCTTGCAGCGTCCCAAAACCCTGCCGTAGGCCGGAGATCAGACGCCCCTTGGCGATAGCTTTGAACATACCTTCGTCAGTGAGCTGACGCTTGAACCCACGCGCCATACTCTCGTCACCTTGGCCGAAGGTGTTACCGCCAAAGCCGGTCTGCATCTGGAAATTTTGAAGTGCGGTGCTCGCGTTGAGGGCATCTCGCATACCGCCCAGCGTGTTGGTGAAGATGGATTGCCCTTCTTGCACATACGCCATGCCCTTACCCTTATACAGGCTGGTAAGTATGAACGACGGCATGGCCGTGACAAAATTGCGGAATATACGCGCCGTCCCCGCCATCGTAGTGTAGATGCCATGTCGTATTTCGCGCGGCATAGTAGCCAGCACGCTGAACAAAACGGGGTCGTTGACATTAAAATCAACGTCGTTGCCATCTACCCTATATGTAATCGTGTTGGCGTCCCTTTGCCCCGTCGTATTCACTTCACCCAGCTTAGCGAATACCAGGGTGTCCGCCGCTTCTTTCGCCGCGACGTTTTTTAACCCCGCTCGGATGATAGAATCTGTGTTGCCAATAATGTTTTCAATCAGATCATTCAGCGGATTCGTTCCCCCTTTACGCTCCTTATCCAGCGCGCTAGATACGTTGCGGAAGCTAGCCCCGATAGCCGTGCTGGCCATGCGCGTTGGGTTGGCGCGATTGTCGGCGTTCATAATCCGGTAGAGGGGCGTGTAGAACGCCATCCGCATACCATCCGCCTTATCTTTAGCAAGGGTGCCGGTGGCTATCGCAAAGTCGAGCAGCCCCTCATTATATTTTTGCAGCTCATTCACTGCCGTAGCCCATTTAGGGTGCGCGGCTTCTTCCTGAGCTATCGTGTCCTGTACCTGCTGGTCGGTGGCTTGCAGGAACCCCACCCGCCCTGTTTTCCTAAGATCGCGTTCCTGCCGCGCGGCCGCGTAGCCCTGGAAGGTTTTCATGAGCGCGACGGTTATATCATTATCTTTGAATATGTTGAGCAGCGGCTTGATATCGCGCCTTATGGTGGTGCGCCCCGTCGTCGGGTCGTAATGGGCCATGCCGGCAGTGAAAACCTGTTCGATGCGGCCGGTGTTCATCATGGACAGCTCCATAGCTGTGCCCGCGTCCCTACCCGTGTAGCCCTTCCCCGCAACCATCCTGTATAGGTTATGCAGGGCGGCGGCGCGGCTAACGGAGGTCCGCACAATCGCAGCGCCGCTGCCCTCGCCCGGCAGGCGACCGATCAGCGTGGAAAGGATAGCGTCGGACCAGCCGGGTTTAGGCTGGTTGCCCTGCACCATATCGTGGAACGCCTGGGCGTTGATGGCTTGTGTGGACTGCGGGCCTAGCGCCGCCCCCCGCGTCGAGGCTTGCGTTGCGCCGGTGCCGAGGGGCGCCGCGCGGGTGTCGAAGCGGCGCGCGCCCCCTTCGCCGAGCAAGTTCAGCATATCGGCGGTGTTGGTGAACCCGTCGGCGCGCAGCACGCCGCCGAGTCTCTGGAAGAACTGCCGGAGCGCCAGGACCAGCCGCGTGTAGGACGGCTTGAGGCCCGTCATGGGCACGCCTCGACGGTTGGCGTCTGCCAGCGCGCCGAAGATGACGGCCTGCATCTCCCCCGACGAGAAGGTTCTATTCGTGTAGGATTTCTGCAACGCAGACCAGTATGACTCGCCGGGTTTAGGCGTGCTCGCCAGCTCTAGCTTGCGTCGCAAGGTCCCGTCCACATCCGCCAGCGACATCCCGTCACGGAAGTCGCGTTTAATTTGGCGCACCGCCGACGGGTCGTAGCTGGCGATGTAGTCCTGCACCACATGGAACGCTTCGTGCGCCGCGCTCTCTTGCATGAAGCTGGCGAACTGGGGTTCCAGGGAGAGCTTTATCAAACCCCGCGCTAATTTTGTCGGGGCTGTCCGCGTCGCGGGTATGGTTGCCTCGTCCGTCCCGCCACTGGCGGCTAAGGCCTCCGGGCTAACCTCGGACGTGAGTATGCGCGGGACGAACATGATGTCGTGGTTAGCCCCGGCGGGCAACTGGATCGCCAGCGTGCTGCTGGCTTGGAAGGCCACGTATAGCTCCGCCGGCGTCAGCACGCCGCGCTTCAGTTCGGCTTCCAGGTAGTCTGCGAGGATGGTGCCCTGCGCGCCGCGCGCCCGCATCTTTTCAAGCCGGTCGTTGATGATCGCGAGCGCCTTGTCCCGTCGGGCGGTGAGCGCCGCTGCGTCTGCCGCCGCCTGCGCGGGGTCTGCGGTGCCGGTCGTGGTCTGGGTGGTGCCCGCGCCGGG